TCTGGAATACTGGGCGTGAAGAAGATAAAGAAATCGCACGTTCTCGTAAACGTCGACTTCATCACGTTTCCAACATTCTTGTTGTTTCTGATTCGGCTAATCCTGAAAATGAAGGTAAGGTATTCCTTTATGAGTATGGTAAAAAAATCATGGATAAAATCATGGACAAAATGCAACCTCAATTCGAGGATGAAAAGCCTGTCAATCCATTTGATTTTTGGGAAGGCGCAAACTTCAAGCTGAAGATTCGTCAAGTTGAAGGATATCGTAATTACGATAAGTCCGAGTTTGATAACGTAGGCGGTCTCTTCGATGGTGATGAAAGTCGCCTTGAAGAAGTCTATAATCAACTTCACAAGTTGTCTGAATTCACTGATCCCGAAAACTATAAGTCTTATGCTGATCTAAAGCGTAAGCTCTTTGAAGTGATTGGCGAAGCTGAAGTGGCAAGCGGTTTGACTACTGAACAACAAGTGGAATTGAATACCACTAAGTCTTATACCGAAGAAAAGGTTGAACAGAACTTCCCTATTTCAGAGGATGAAGGAACGAGTGGTGCACCAGCGGATGAAGATGACTCACTCAGTTATTTCGCGAAACTCGCGAATTCATGATACACAAATAAAATCCAAGGGGAGTAGCCTTAATTGGCTACTCCCTTTTTTGCGTCTGGCTCTTCCAGCCTTTTGATGATAAACTTTAGAATTTTGCTACGAACAATATCAGCTTCGGTAAAGCTAAAACATGAAATGCCGGCTTTCTTTGCGGCATCATCATTAAACTTATTGAAAAGCGTTTTAAAGCCCGACTTACTTATTCCAATATCGCTTTGAAAGAAGTCACCACCAATAATGATTTTTGTTCCTTCACCAATACGAGTCATAAGTGTGGTAAGCTCGCTTAACGTAAAGTTTTGGGCCTCATCTGCAAATATAAGTTTATTGTTCCAACTTGCTCCACGCAAGAAGTTAATTGGAACACCCGATATCTTTTCTTTATTGCGTAAGTAAACAGCATCGCCGGGGCTTAGGATTTCCTGTAACTTATCAAATAACGGGCCAAGAAAGGGGTCAAACTTTTCTGCAATATCACCGGGCAGACTTCCTAATCCTTTATCGGCGCTTTCAGCAATACTTCTTACATAAATTAAATCCCGACTAAAATCCTTTTGCATCAATTGTAAAAGACCATACATACTGATGTATGTTTTTGAACTACCAGCGGGACCTGAAACAAATATGATTTTAGTTTGCTCATCCAATACCATGTCTAAAAATAGACGCTGCTTGGGTGTAAGCTTAAAATTTCTTTTATTAAAAGAAATCGACTTTTCAAAATCTGGCGTTAGTGAAAACGCGTTTTCATTTTCTACGAATTTTTTTCGTGACATAAGATATTAGCGAGGCGCGTAAAACCCTGTGGATGATCCAGTCGCAAAATTGAGTGCATCACTGGCAAGGTTAGTATTCCCTTGAATGTTATAAGAAACATTATTCGAAACATTGTTGTTTGTTTGTGTATTCGCGCTTATTGGTTGAGACCTTTGCGGAGGTGCCATTCCTCCTAAAGACATATAGTTTGTTCCCAGCTGACGGGGCGCGCGTTTTACTACGCGGGATGGCTGATCTTTAAAAAGATTAAGACTTTTTAAAATTTGCTTACCGCCTGGGATTTTTGAAATGGATTCTGCAAGAAACTTAGGAACAGCTTCCTTCAACCTTTCGAATGATTGCGTAATCATTCTCCACACACTTGCAATTGAGTCCTTTATCATTGCGAATGGATCTTCAATGCCAAAAATATCTTGAACAAATGCGTTGAGTAACTTAAAGGGCATAGTCATACTTGATATCATTGCATCTAAATATTGGCCGAACCCATTCTTAATTTTTTCGCCGTCAAGGGTGAATATGCCAACAACAACATCAACAAGACCTCTAAATGCGTTTTTAACTGCATCTAAAGTACCTTCAAGCGCTGGCATTACCGCTGCAGCAAGTTTGTCTAGACCAAGAAGTTCAAATATCTTTTGAGGTATCCATGCTAATAGACGAAGTAATCCGCCGACGAGTCCATCAAACACTGCAATTATACCTTCGGTAATACCACCAATGATGCCATCCTCTTTATAGCCCTTCATAAATCCTTTGACGAAGTCAAAGATTGCAAAAAGAATCGTAATTGGCAAAAATACTTTTCCAAGAATCCTACCGATGCTACCTGCAAACTTTACAATACGCAGGAATCCCTTCCCCTTTGATATTTTAGTAATCGAATTGAATACATTGGCAATTTTACTAAGAAAGCCACTCAGGGCATTTAGACCTAATTTGCCTTTTGTGATTTTATTTAGGAAAGCAACTTCTGTGGCTAGTTGACCAAAAAATCCTCCTAACGCAATAAGAGGAGTAATTATCAATCCTGCTATAATTCCAGCCAAATTACCAAGAACACTGAGTGCAGATTTTCCTTTTTCTTTTAAACTATCTGCCAAACCAGAAAAGCCATTAAGTATAGACTTATTAAGTGAGCCAATACCATCGCCAATACTTTGAAAGACAGAACGCTCTTCAAGTTTGTCTTCGATTTCTTTAAGAGATTTCTTTTTTTCTTCTTCAATAAGAGGGCGAGTGATTTCGGAAGCATTAGCAATTTTAACTTCTTGCTCCTGATTTTCGATTCTAACTCTTTGAATAATAGTTTCGAGATCTGTTCTTGTAATGTATTCTTGATTAGCCATTTTGTTGTTCTGCCCTTTGTTTCTCTTCTTTAATAAAGTCTTCTAATAGTGTTAAATAAATTTCCCGTTCCCAAGGAATCATATTTTCAAGCTCTGTTAAACTATAGTTGTGGTGTTGTACTAATGAAAACTGAATATGATAATAATTTTCTAAACTATTATGAGAAAGGGCTAGCCGAAAAAATCTGCTAGACCACTTAATGTTTTCTTAGTAGTATGACCATTCTTACATTTAAATTCGACGTCGTGTTTAAGCTGAGGAAGATTGTCAACCCATGATTGGATTTCAAGGACCTGTTGACTATTTAATGAATCAATAAACGAATCAATTTCTTTAGGCGAGGCCTGATTTAATGGATACACGTTATTTGAATCATAAACACTTTCAATAACGGAAACCATTGCTTCGTTAATGGCACTCTTATTACTTCCCTTTGTAGATTTTTCAACATCCTTGAGTGATGGCGCTTTAAGCGTAATGCCGATTTCGGCGCTAAGTTGAATTTTATTTTCGATTTTTTTACCTTCTACAACATTAACTTTCGAAAGGTCAATAGTGACGGGAACGACTTCCTCACAGTGGTCGCACTGAATTCCGACTTCGACAGATTCGCCAACACTCTTACTTCTAATTTGAAGAAGAATATATTCCAAATCGTACATCGTAAGTTCATAAAGATCGACCTTATTAAGTGTACATGACTTAATCACGTCCTTCATCGCTGCAACCATTGCGGTTTGTGTATTTGCTTCTTGAGCAATCATTAAAACCTTTTCTTCTTTTACGAGGAATGGTCTATATTCAACAATATCGCCGGTTGAAGGTACCGTGAGCTGATATTTTGGTGTTTCAATTGTGGGTAACATGATATTTTTAATTACTATAATTATTTATAAACGTTTTTTCCTTTACAGATTATATAATCTTTGGTATAATATTCTAAATACAAAGGAATACTACGCATCTTAGCGTTTCAATCTAGACTATCAAGGCCAATGATATTATTAGAGAAGTCTTCGAAGTATAGAAAGTTTATCCCTTGTACTGTTTATAATCGATTTGATAGAACCTTCGACTTCAAATCTTTCATAAGTCATACTTACTGTTACCGATTGAGTAGCATCAGTTGATTCATTACTTAATTCAATACTCGATATACTAGTTGGATATGCATTTAAAAGCTTTATGCCGTATGTTGGCGTATTCTTTTTATCGAGTTGTTGAATATAAACATCAGTGGCGTATTCATCTCGATAACTAATAAGCTCTGTCACAGGATCGATAACACTTCTCATCCATCGATCAAAAAACTTTTTAGCGTAATAATCGTTTGTAAGTAAAAAGGTAAACTCAACATCTTCTTCGATAATTCCTGAAGGATACTTACGAGTTGCACGGTTATGGGCATCGTAATCACCGGTTTGAATTGCTCTTCCTGGCAGAGAACATGATTCGCAAAGAATATTAATGTCTCGTGGATCGTTAACCAAACCGCCAAGACTAAAGTTGCCACTTAACGCGGATGATGCAATACTATTGAGATCAAGATTCAATAGCGTTTGAGAAGGAGGTGTTATAGTAACCGAATAACGATTAGCAGCAGATGGCCCTCCTCTTTTTCCAATCGTTGATTTAAATTGATCAATAGTTACGGGATTGATCGTGTTTTTAATATCGTTAATGAGTGACATATTTTTTAGAAACTTTTGCGTGAATCATTCCAAATCGATGTGGCTTTAGCCTTTACGAATTGTTCTGTTGGTAAAAACAAAACACTTTCCCAATGATTGGCTGGGACTTCAACAATTCGTGATTTAACGTGGTCCTTCAAATAGTGTTTGAAACATGGACCAAAAAGCCTTAATCTCGAACTGCCCTTAAGTAAATCATATGATAGTCTTAAACGAGTCGTTTGATTATATTTCTTATTGTTAGTATATTCAGTTAGTCTATCAAAGAAAATTGCTCTCCACTTATGTGGAAGATAGTGAAGGTTTAAACCATAGAAACCGTCCTTTGCTTTATCAACCATGAAGATAAGAGGAAACCTATCGTAATACGGCAATGTTTTCTTATGCTTAGGATCGTATTGATAGAAGAACATACGGCCAACTAAAGGCCTATTCTTTGGCGTAAGATTCTTATCCTTTAAAAGCTTTGCTCGAGAAGGAGTCTGCATATTCTTAACCTCTTTCTGAAACCACTTCAGCGATTCCATCGTATTTCTTTCAATACCGGAAAGGTTTGCTCGATCTTCAAGTTTATTTAAAAAGGTTGCCATTAGACTTATTTTATGCGCCTTCGGCCATTTGCAATTTTACGCGGACCTTTCCTTTTTACACGATCATCAGGGTGAGGCATGTCCATATTCTTCAATAGACGACGAATAACCTCATCCTCGAATCCTGCAGTAGTCATTACCTGAACGACTTCACTTGGAGACCAATCCGGAGATCCGCCCGAATCCATTTCAGCACGAACAGCTTGAGCAAACCAATTTTCTGCATAGACTGGATCTTTTGTCTTACTACCTTTTGGATCCTTTGGCCATGGCGTCGGCTTAAGTGGTTTAATTTTTTTCTTTATGACCTTCTTTGGTCCTTTGAAAATATCCTTAATTTTGTCTGAAGTAATTTTAACATCACCGTAATCTTTCGAGATGACAAGATGTTTAGAAATTTTATCCAGTGTCCATCCAATACGTTTAAGCGACTGAACATCCCGAGCAAGTTTATCTTCATAGTCTTCACGGAGAAGAACGTTTAAGACTGATTCGATGAGCTTTTTCATATATCTATTTATACGTTTTACAGGATTTTAATTCCTAAATCCCTAAGAGTATTTTCAGTCCAAACCTGAAATATTAATCCTCGCTTATTTGCATAAGCCTGCGCTGCTTCCCATTTTGACTGGTTTTTAGCGTATGTCATAACCTCTGTTAAATACTTCTTTGTTTTACGAGAACGTTTCTTTGGTGGACGAGTTTGTTTATCTGGTTTAATCTCGATAAGATACGTCCTGCCGTCCTTCATACGAATAAACAGATCAACAAAATAGCGATGTACCTTACCGTCAGTTTTACAACGATATGGAACAACAACCTCTTCTGAATTCCAACCTATGACATCTTTATGGTTATCCAACCACTTGAACGCTTGGCGCTCCCAAAGAGATCGATACTTTACCTTTGCGTGATCACCTTCGTATTTACGCTTGTTCTTTACATTATATCTACCAGAATATGCCACAGTAAACGTTATAAATAGACTTAACTAAGCTTATTTATATGTCATTTGCAGATGTAGGAAACGCAATTAAAGGAGAGCTCGCTGAAACAGTGGTCCAAGCCGTAAGTGGCAATCGAACATCTTTATCGGATGGCGGGCCTAATCTTTTCTTTCCATCAGATTTAGAAATCTATAATAGACCATATATTCGATTTGGTTGTCATTCAAATGATCCAAACGAAATATTAAGGCATATTTCTTTACCATGTCCTCCCGGCATTTCGTTTAGTGATGGCGCCGAATATACGACGATTGATATGGGCAAGATCGCAGCCCTTGCAGATATTACAAAGGCTGGAATCGAAGGATTTCAATCGGGTGATGGTGCTTTAGGTTCGATTGGTGGTGCATTAGGTGGCGCAGCAGGAAGTGCAAGGGATCAGGCATTATCAGGCGGTGCCATTGGTGCAGGCATTCTCGCTGCACGTAAACTTGGTGCTGATGAAATTGCACAAGGACTGGAGTTTACAAGCAGAAGAGTTGTTAATCCTCGAACAAACACCGCTTTTACTGGAAATACATTAAGATCATTTGAATTTTCATTTAAGCTTATTGGTTCAAATAGACAGGAAGTCGAATCAATTCGTCAAATTCAAAAGTATTTCCAAGAACAGGTTTATGCTCAAGAACTTGGAGGACAAAAGGTCATGCTAAAGTATCCTAATCAATGGACAATACAATTCATGAATCCAAATGGCAGTGAGCTTACGCATATTCCTAAAATTTATACGTCGTACTTGACAAGCTGTAATACACAAATTAATTCAACCGGTGCAACTTTCCGTAAGGACATGTCACCATACGAGGTCGATGTTTCGCTTTCTTTCCAAGAAACCAAGGTGCTTACTCGCAATGAATTGGCTAACCTTAATAATAACAGTGAGCGTACTAACCCTGATTTAGCTTCTTTAGAATCAACTAAACAAAGCTTAAAGACGGCAACACGAAACATTTATAATAAGATAAGCGGTGAACAGGCTGGTGCACCCGCTGAAACTTCAGAATCAGAAAGCACAGTACGTTTTGATAATAGCGGTTCACCAATACTGCGCAATTTTCAACCTCCAGGTGATGGGGAACTCTATACCGTGGAAGGTCTAATAGAGGGAATGACAAATTCTAATTAATCGTTATGTTTTTTAAACAATTTCCAAAAACATCATACAGCATTGAGAATGATGCTATACAATCCCAGATCACAGACTATTTTCGTTATGTTGATGTGGTCGAAAAGTTTGCTGATGATCTTTATGCGTATCAAAACGTGGATATCATTGATGGCGAAAGGCCTGATAACTTATCACAAAGACTATATGGCACACCTGATTATTACTGGACATTTTTTATTGCAAATGATGACCTAAAGTCTGGCTTGTCAGCATGGCCGAAAAGCGATTTTGAATTAAGCCAGCATATAACCAATCAGTTTAAAAACCTTTCGGCATTTCGATTTCCAATTTTCGAAGATGCACCAAGTGAAGGTGACAAAACAACTCCTTTAGGCATACCAATCACAAACGAAAAGTACTTACCATACTTACGTCTTTGCTTGCTTATTGACACCTTACAAACAGATGCTTCAGTTTCGGTCAAAGTCTTTGCAAACGCTAAAATAGTTGACTTTGAACCAAACCTTTCGCAGATTTGGATCGACAATTCCACCTTGACATGGTCTTCTGATTATGATCCTTATAATGATCAGGTCGGCGATGGTGGAACTCTTGATACAAAATATTCTGCCGAATCAAAGACTGCAATGTTTAATACCTCTTCGTCACAAAAAGAAAACTATAGCATTCAATTCTTTGAAGATTCGACTACACCGGTTGGCCTTAAAACCGCGTTTATTCAAGAAACTCTTGAAACTGCTACGGCATTACAACCTAGTCGAGCAACCGAATATCGTAATATGTCTTTAACAACATTCGCAAATGGCAGATACGAAATTACTAATTCACAGTTTTGGCAAGACGGTAAGAATGCACCTGCATATTATTTAAATAACAATACCGAATATATGTCAGGGCCCGAATCAACATCCTATGTTTCGTATGAGGATGAAATCATAGAAGAAAACGACGATCGAAGAACAATTAAAGTCGTTGCAGCTCCATACATTGATTCGTTTGCACAAGATTATAAAAGACTACTAAATGAGTAATGAATTCACAAGGTCGCATGTCGGTGAAGGCGGTAGTTCTTTAAAGGACTCTGCCTATCAACTGAAAAGGTGCGAGATATATCGCCGTGATGCTGATGAAGGAGGGGACGTAGTCGATATTCGTCGACTTGTCGGATATGTACGTATACATGAGAGTCTTTTTAATCCAACTCTTGTCTTTGAGCTTGGTATAAGGGATGACTACAATTTCCTTGAAGAGTTTAACTTAAAGGGTGACGAAATTATTTCACTTCAATTCCAAACAAAGGTCTTTGATCTCGATCCTGTCACACATGAATATCAAATGCATGTGACAAAAATAAATGATTATGCCCGAGGAGACTCTCAAGTCCATGCTTATACACTGATTGGTATGTCAGCTCATGCGTATAATGCACCTTTAGTCAAATCAAATCTCGTGTGTAATGGAATAACGACCAGCTTTATTCACAAACTTTGCAATGGTATCGGCACAGATCTTGTTCAAAAACCCGATTTAGTTGACACATGTAGTTCTCGTGCACACACTGTATTTGGTATGAGAAATCCTCTTCAGGCAGCGCTTGAACTTCTTTCTGTCTCTTATGACGAAAAGGAAACACCTTACTTTCTTTATCAAACTTTATCGAATCACATTTATCTCGCGCCTTTGAGTTGGATGAACGATCGTGAGGAGAATCCTGTATATCGAACCTTTACATACACAGATCAACTCAAATCGGATCCAAATACTGACCTCGAATACGTTGAAAGATCATCACAAATCGTAAAGCTTTCCTCGAACATTGGTACTTCTCCAATCGAGCAGGCGAAAAAAGGATATGGGCCAACGACTCTTTATGAGATGAATTTAAATACAAAAGCCAAGTCTCGTCGTCGCATTAATACTTCTCCTACTCCAATTATCGGATCGTCCTTTGGTTATTATAATCCAAACGTATCATACAAATTTACTCAGCCCGATTCAAACGATAATCCCGAAACATTACCTCCTCTTTCTGTTCTCAAAGCAAAGCACGAAGAAAGACTGAAGGCACAGATTGTAGCATATGATACCTATTCCCATCAGTTTAGTGTTATGGGTGACATGCTTCTTAATCCCGGCAGAACCGTTCGATTACAGTTTCCTAAGACACTTGATCCATCGGTCAATCCGACACGAGACATCTTCGACGAAAAACTATCGGGTGATTATCTTATTTTTCAGGCGGTCCATACATTCCAAGAAGGAAAGCACACAACCGACGTCATCGCAAAAACAAATTCATGATACAGAATCCATATTTCTTTATTGGTACAGTGATCGAAGTCGACGATAGTCGAGAACTTTCAAGAGTACGTGTTCAGATATTCGGCGAACACGACGAATTCACCGAAGAAGACCTGCAAGAACTCCCTTGGTCGACTGTTATGTTACCGACCACGACAGCAGGACTACCCGGAATATCGGCAAGCATCGGCCTGAAAAGAGGCAGTACCGTCCTCGGTCTTTATGTAAATCAATCTGATACACTCGTTCTGGGTTGTATTCAATCATCATCACAGTCATCATGAGTCAAATTCGATACACAGGAGCCGACGGCCCGACAGACATAAACGCAATCTCATCCCGACAAAACGCTGTCATTCAAGATGTACCAGTAGCAAGTCGATCGTATTTATCTACTCTTACCGACGAAGAGAAACCCACATCGGAAACATGGTCGTCTAAACCTCTCGAAGATACATATAATCCCTTATATGAATATGTACAAACCACTCAAACCGAATCAGGACATACAATCGAGTATGATGATACACCCGGATACGAAAGAATAGCCCATACACATGCCTCAGGTACCTTTCATGAGTTTCAAGCAGATGGATCAGAACAATGTAGTATAAGAGGAGATAGCTATAAACTTGTCGCAGGAGATAACTTTGTCTATATAGTTGGAAATTGCAATTTAACTGTTGATGGAGACGTAAAGACACTCGTAAACGGTAACTATCATCTTGAGGTGGTCGGAGACTATACCGAGACAGTGCACGGCAATCGCTTATCGAAAGTACACCTTTCTTCTTTAGCAGAGATCGGAGAAGATCATGGCACGAACATCGGCCGTAATCAGATCATCACAGTCACAGGAACACGCCGAGATACAGTACAAGACGATGTAGACTTTACATGTGCTGGTAGTTTCGACACGACAATCATCGGCGATCGCAATGATACGACACTCTCGAGACACTTCATTACATCTACGAATAGCATGAAGATGAACTGCTCAGAACCTATACACATCCAGTCAGAAGGCACGATACACTGTACTTCACCTGTATTCAAAGCTTCCGGTGATGTATTAGCAGGCGGAGGTAACGTTTCGCTTATTACACACTTACATACACAGAATAATGGTAACGATGCTGGCGGAGGAGTCGATGTATCTGATCCTATTGGCGGAACAGGCGTCGGAGCATGATATAAATACTAACACATGGTAGGAACACCGTCATCACAGGGCTCAGCAGAAGTCATTGCAAGAGGCACTAACTCTTATACGAGTACATGGTCGGATTCGTCTTCGATAT